AAGACAGACTACAATAGAAGGTAAACCAGTTGAAAGAATAGCTAAACCTGGAACACCTGAGTATGATAAATGGAAAGCCGCGGTAGATAAAGATCCTACCATTGAAGATAAATATAAAGACAGGGTTATTACAGAAAAAAGAGACGTTAATGTTAACACGAGGTTAACTCCTGGTGCTTTTAAAAAAGGTAAATTCTACGGTTTAACATTAGAACAAAACCTTCCTGACGAACTACCGATGAAAAATATTCAAAATATTTTTAGAAGAGCATACGATCTCAACAAAGATAATGAAATTGCTAAAAAAGCAATAAGAAGAGAGTTTGATTTATATTTAAAAAAAGCTGGATACAGGAAAAAGCCTAAAGTTGAAACTAATACAAATATAAGTGACTGGCGAGAAACTAGCTAAATAATATTGTATGAAAAAATTATGGCAATGGCTTACTGGAAATGTTATAAAAGATGTTGGTGAGGTTTTAGATAACTTAACAACTACTAAGGAAGAAAAGCTAGAAGCTCAAAGATTAATAACAGAAATACTACAAAAGGCAGATACTGAAGCTCAAGAGCAAGTAAGCGCTCGTTGGGCTGCTGATATGGCGTCAGATAGTAAACTGTCTAAAAACATAAGGCCAATGGTACTTATATACTTAACAGTTATATTCACTGCTTGTGCTTTTTTTGATGGCAATATAGGTCAGTTTAAGATAGCTGAAGAATATATACCGATATTTCAAACACTATTAGTAACAGTATACGGAGCTTATTTTGTAGGTCGTAGCTGGGAAAAAACAAAACAAATAATAAAAAATAAATAAATATGGCAAGTAATCAACCTATTAGAGCTGTAGAAGTTAGAAAAAGTGATCTAGTAAACATACCGCAGCCTGGTAGTTATATATCAGGAACAAACTCAGCAGTTGTTGCAGGAGATACTATTATAGATTTAAACGCTAATTTTCTAGGAGTTTCAAATCCAGGTAATACAGGTTTTTCTAACAAAGTAGCTATAGGAGATGTTGTCTATATAGACGATGTTTTAGGTAGTCCCGTAGTAGGACTTGTAAAAGAGATAACAAGTAATACACAAATAAAAGTTAGCGGTGTTCTCGCTTCAGGTACTTCTGCTTATAAAATATATAGATCTAACGGAAATTATAATGGTCTCTCTGCTCAAAGTAAAACAGGAATAGAGGGATATAGTCTATATATTGGCGGCGGTGGTTCTGGAAATTTATCAGTAATACCAGCTGGCAGCGAAGACACTGTTATTTTAAAAGGTGTAGCAGCTGGATCTTTTATTCCTTTACAAGTTGTAAGAGTTAATTCTACTGGTACTGATGTAACTGACATTTTAGCATTAGAATAATATGCCAAGTATATTAGGAAACGCCGTAGCTATACTATCAACAACTTTAGGAGGAGGTAGCTTTGGACCTGTTGATTTATTAGTGGCAAATTTATGTGCTAGAGCTGCAAACTGTGAAAACCAAACTTGTACTAAAGCCACGCTTGTATCATTTGAAAACTGCACTTCATGAGTAATTTATTAGATAAAGCTTCAATAATACTTACGCCGACAGGATATAACACAGGTGAAATGCTATCTGTTAAACCTACTCCGGTTATTGGTAGTGAATTATACACAAAACCTGGAGCTCCTTCATTAATTGAAAGTAATTTTACTTTAATACAAACTGGTTGGAGTTTTTCTGGCGGTGTTGCAAGTATTGACGGAAGTCAAACATCTTCTAGCAGAATAAGAGGCAGTTTGGGCGGTGCTACTTTAGTAGCTGGCAGAAAATACAGAGTAAGAATCGAGGCTAACATAACAAGTTTTAAACCAGAACTTTCAGGCGGTGGTGGTTTTTTTGGGCCACCAATTCAAAACGTAAACGGAACAGCAGATTTTTTTATTAGAGCAACTCATAATTTCACTAATATAAGTTTAATATGTACGTCAAGCAGTGTTGGTTCAATATCTAGCATTTCTATTAAAGAAGTAACGAGCGGCGATTTTGATTTTACTAGAGCAACAATTGCAAGTCGATATAATTCAAACGGGCTTATTGAGTTTGTTGGAAATAATACACCTAGAATAAATTATCTAGGAGATACCTGTGGTTATTGGTTGCTAGAACCACAACGCACAAATACAGCTACATATTCAAACGATTTTACTCAAGGCGATATTTTTAGCGGAAGTTCAACCCCGTCCATATCTGATGCTATTTTAACAGCAAATCAAGGCACAGCACCAGACGGATTCCCCAACAGCGCACAACTTTTAAAAGATAATAATGACGGTGCTATTGGGCAAACAAGTTTAAATTATTTTGCCGCAAATGTGGTATCTGACAATTTTAATACTGTTTCAATATTCGCAAAAAAGTCCTTGAGCAATGATTTAATATTTATTCAAACGGGTGGTTTTGATACGGACGCAAATGGGCGGTCTTGGTTTAATATACAAAACGGTACTTTAGGAACCGTACAATCCCAACATACTGCAAAAATTGAAGATTATGGCAATGGTTGGTATAGATGTTCAGTCACATTTCAAACTACAACAGACGTAGTTGGTTCTATTAGAGTAAACCTAGCAAGTTCTGACAATTCGACCAACATAACAAGGGACGGAACAAACGGAGTTTTATTATGGGGTTTACAAGCAGAAACAGCGGAGAGCGCGTATGAATTTCCAACTTCATATATACGAACATTTGGTGCTACTGCAACTAGAAACAAAGACCTAGCAAACGACAGTGGAGACACAAGCCTTATAAACTCAACAGAAGGGGTTTTATATGCGGAAATAGCAGCTTTAGCAAATGATGGTACAGCAAGAGCTTTATCTTTATCAAGCGGCTCTTCGTCTAATAGAGTTTTTATAAGTTATTCCTCAACAAATAACAGAGTTAGCTGTTTTGGCTCAACTGGTGGAGCGACACAGTTTAGTATGGGAACTGATATCACAGATGCAACGGATTTTATAAAAGTTGCTTTAAAATATAAATTAAATGATATTGCTTTGTTTATAAATGGGTCAAAAGTAAACACAGACACAAGCGCAACACTACCAAGCGCGGACACTTTCACAAGTTTACAATTTAACAGCGGCGGCGGTGCATCTGAATTTTTTGGAAAAACAAAATGCGTTGCAGTATTTAAAGAAGCATTAACAGACGCGGAACTAATTTGCTTAACATCTTAAATTATGTATATATATAAAACGGTTTTTGACAACGAGCTTGAAGGTAAAGTATGGCTAGAAAGAGAAGGTGTTTGGAAAGAAGTAACTGAAGAAGGTGTTACTACTATGCAGTACACTAACGGAACTCAGTCAGTTGTTAATATTGGTAAAATAATAGAAATAAAACCAACCTGTGATTCTGACGGAAACCTGATAACTCCAGCAGTGTATTATCCTGGTTGGGCATATGATATCATGACAACAGACGTTATAGATTTTGGACAGTATGAAGTTTATCCTGGCGATAATGCTGCACATAAATTCGCCGGTTGGCCTAAAGATGAAGAAGTATCATCTGTAAATAACGAAGAAGAAGAGTAACTATATTATTATAAATCAAATTAAATTAAATCAAATGGCAAAAATTACAGAAGAACAACTAAAAAAAGTTGCAGATAAAAATAAAGACCTAGAAGATACTGTTGTTGAGATAGGTATTTTAGAAAGTAAAAAACACGCTTTACTTCACAAAGTAGCAGAAGTAAATACAGTTTTAGAAGAATATAAAAAAGAGCTTGAAGAAGAGTACGGTAAAATTTCTATTGATCTTAATACTGGTGAATACACTGAAATAACTGAAGAAGCATAATGGATTCAGTTATAAGAAAAATCAGTATAGGCTCTGATTATAAAAATGATGCTATGCACTACTCAGTAGGTCAGCAGGTTTATGGTGGTCATGAAATAGCTTATATTCTATTTAGTGAAAATGATGGATCTTATAATATTCATATAAAGAAAAACAACGAAGTGTTGCCATGGAAGAAGTTTAATTCCAATATGGCTATATCTGTTGAATATGATTTAGAGTACTGATGAAAAGCTTGTACGATTTTATCGTAAAACCTATTGGTGATAAATACAAAAACACAGTTGAGATAGCAGGTAAAGATGTAATTATCAATACTAAAATTGAAAACTGGAAGTTTGTAAACCGTTTAGCTCAAGTTATAGAAACACCGCTAGCTTTTAAAACTAGTATTAAAAAAGGTGATACAATAGTTATACATCAAAATGTATTTAGAACCTTTTACGATATGAAAGGTAAAAAAAAGAAGAGCAGATCTTATTTTGAAAATGATTTGTATTTCTGCAACCTTGACCAGGTTTATTTATATAAAAATAAAAACGGTTGGAACACTGTTGGTGACAGATGTTTTATAACACCTATAAAAAGTAATGACTCTCTAACGCTTGATAAAGAGCGCGAGCTTGTTGGTATATTAAAATATGGTAATAAGTCCCTAAAAGCGCTAGAAATAAACCCAGGAGACCTAGTTGGCTATACGCCTAATGGTGAGTGGGAGTTTTTAGTTGAAGGAAAGAGACTTTACTGTATGAAATCTAATGATATTGTAATTAAGTATGAACACCAAGGAAACGAAGAAGAATATAATCCAAGCTGGGCAGCGAGCAGTTGAGGAGTTAATCAAAGTAGCTAAAGAAGCTATTGTTGATTCAGATGATGATATATCAGCTGACAGACTCAAAAACGCGGCGGCCACTAAGAAGCTAGCTATATTCGATGCCTTTGAAATACTTAATCGCATTGAAGAAGAAGAAAATATGCTAAACGACAAACCTAAAGAAGTTAAAGAGGAAAGAACTTTTAAAGGGTTTGCCGAAGGAAGATCTAAGAAATAATGTACAAACAAACGTTATATAAGGTCTTAAAAGATCACGTCAAACCTAAGGTTGTTAACCGTATGAACCGTTATAAAAAATGGGAGTATGGTTATAACAAAGAGCACGATATCGTTGTAATAAGTAAAAACGGTACAATAGGGGAGATATACGAGATACAAAACTTAAAAATAGCTTTACCTAAAGCTAACAATGTACATAAGTTTGAAACTAACAAATGGGAATATACGGAATATCCTAAAGTATTAAAAAAAATAAAGTCTGTATTTGATTGGGAGGAATACCCGCTAGACTTTAAAGAAAAATGGTATGATTACATCGATAATGAGTTCGTCCGCAGGGAAGAAGGCTTTTGGTTCTATAATAAGGATGTGGCTACTTACCTTACTGGTACTCATTATATGTACTTGCAGTGGTCCAAGATTGATGTTGGGCAACCAGACTTTAGGGAAGCAAACAGATTATTTTTTATATTCTGGGAAGCTTGTAAAGCAGACAAGCGTAGTTACGGAATGTGCTACCTTAAGAATAGACGATCTGGATTCTCCTTTATGTCTTCAGCTGAGACGGTTAACGCTGCAACAATTCAGTCAGATTCACGGTTTGGAATATTGTCCAAATCTGGTCCTGATGCGAAAAAAATGTTTACAGACAAGGTCGTTCCGATATCCGTCAACTACCCCTTCTTTTTCAAACCAATTCAGGACGGTATGGACAGGCCAAAGACAGAGCTTGCGTACAGAGTACCAGCGACAAAGTACACCCGTAAGAAGCTTGAGACAAACGAATCTCTCAGGGAGCTCGACGGTCTCGACACCACGATCGACTGGAAGAACACAGGGGACAACTCGTACGACGGAGAGAAACTAAGACTACTAGTCCACGATGAAAGTGGCAAGTGGGAAAGACCTAATAATATATTAAACAACTGGCGTGTTACCAAAACTTGTCTTAGATTAGGTTCTAGAATTATTGGTAAGTGTATGATGGGTTCTACTAGTAACTCATTAGACAAAGGCGGTGATAACTTTAAAAAATTATATAATGACTCGGACGTCACTCAACGAAATGCGAATGGACAAACTCGCTCTAGATTATATAGCTTGTTTATACCTATGTAGTGGAATTACGAAGGATACATTGATTCTTATGGATTACCTGTCTTCGACACGCCAAA